CATTTTTAAATTTTTAAAATGTTCTAAGATTTCTTTAACAATATTCTTACCAGAAGCTTCTTCAATTCCTTCTGTGCCTGGCGAACTATTTACCTCTAACATATATGGTGGTTTATTCTTAGGATCATTTGAAGGAATAAAATCAACAGCACTTAAAATACCACCAACAGATTTTGCAGCCAATAAAGATTGTTCTGTTTCTAATTGTGTAAGGTTATACTTTTTAACCTTTGCACCTTGAGAATAATTGCTTCTGAAATCACCCTCTAATACATCTCTTTGCATTGTTGCAACTATCTTACCATCAAGAATCAAAACTCTAACATCAAACTCTGTTTTAATATATTCTTGTATTAGTAAGTCAGCATCAGGGTCTGTTTTGAATATAAGTTGAACCACAGAGTTTAATGATCTTTCTGATTCAACAAATAAAACACCAACACCTTTTGAGCCTCTTAATGTTTTTAGAATGATTGGAAACTTTGTGTCCAAATTTTCAAAAGATTTTTCTGTAGAATCCACATTAGGAATCAAAACAGATTTTGGTGTAGTTAATCCGTAATCCTTTAAACGAATATAAGAACGATACTTATCAGCTGCAATAGCTATTGATGTCCTACTATTAATACAACAAACTCCAAGTCTTTCAAGTTCTGAAATTAAATCTAGAGAACTATCTTTAGTTGGTGTACCACGAACAAACACTACAGTAGAAGAATCTAAATCAAAACCTTTATCATCTTCAATAGAATGAATAGTATGTTTACCATTGTCATGTTTAATATACGAGCCACCTATTTGTATAACATAATTAGGTAAATTTAATATGTCTGCCTCTTCTTTAATACGTTTAGAGGTTATAGACTTATCACCATGTTCTACAGTAAGTACAACAATACGATAGTCACTATCTTTTTCTTCTGTAATGTATGACTTGAATTGCTCCATTAAACTTCTTTCTTTTTGCCGATATTATATTTGGTACTAAGTTCCCACTCGTTTTTTTCTTTGAAACTTAAAACTTTTATTTGACTTAGTGGAGCTACTGGTTCTGCAATTCCTATAATATCTACTAAACCCCAATCTTTCAAAAGATTTGCAATTGTGTTTCTACGAGCAATATCATTCTCAGATAAATTTACAACCTTACCATCAAGAGCAAATAACTCTTTAAAGTGTGTAATAAAATATCGGCCTTGTTTATGTAGTATATGGCAAGACTGATATAGTTTTCGTTCTTTTCTTGAAGCTACTCCAATTCGTGATAGCGTCTCTCGTACCTTTAAAAAATCATCTGGTTCTTTCAAACCAACTTCTAGCATCTGATCTTGTGTCCAATTAATCTGTTCCATTATGTCTTCCACCTTTATTTAATTTTTGTTTTATGGCAGAAATTTGTTCATCAGATAATATTTCAAGAGCGGACTTTGCTTTTCCATTACTATATCCATAATACTCTTTAACATACTCTAGATTATCAACTTTCATCGCCTTCACCCAAGGAGTATATCTTTTCCTTGGTCTAAGACTATTTATTAAAAAATCAAACTGAAGTTTCTTGTCTAGATGAGGTAATAGGTTCATTTCATTAACTAATTGAATAGTATCAGGAAAGGGAGCAACACACTTATTAACGATATATGGGGGATATTTCTTCTCCCATTCTTCATCCTCACCATCCATAAGAGGTTCTTTGGTTTGATTTATCGCTTTAAGGTAATCTTTGAGCTCATACATTATAAAATTTTTACTTTGAAATTACCTTTAGACAAATTGTCTTTATAAAAATCTAATCGTTCATGATTTCCACCAGCAACATTACATTTAAAAACAACACAACTTCTCAAATCATAGCAATCCTTTGTAACTGGTTGAGCTTGATGTGGTAGACGTGCATCAAAAATAATTAATCGATTACCTTTATAAGAAACAGCCTTATCAACCTTATAATTAGGGTCATTTGGATTACCAACGTCTTCTTGATATATTGTTGTTCCACCACCCCACTTTGTTTTCCAATCTAAACGAGGATAATAGATCATAGTAAAATCACCATCATCTACATGGGTTTGTGGTTCTATACCATGAGTGTGAGCATTACAATAAATTCTCACAAACCCTTCTACATTGTATTTTTCTTTAAACTTATATTTGTGCAATATAGAAGAGAAAATTTGATAAGCCCAATTATATCCACCATCATTACATTCTTCTTCATTATGCCCACAAAAAACGTGCCAATGTTTATTGGGTTTTTTTGGACTAGATTGATAATCATACTTCCAAGATATTTGCCGTACCATATCATCAACTAATATAGCATTATGTTCTTCTAGTACATCATCATAAATATCAATCATTTGAATTTAGCCCTACCCATAATCTCTGTTAAACAAGCCATGATATTTATTTCTTGGTCTGCAACAAAAGCTGACTTGTACTGATACTCACCCAAGACCACAACGCAATGAGGGATAGTAGAACCATCCACATACTCATAAAGATTATCATAAATGCTCCTGAGCAAATGAACAGGATCATTATCAAGATTATCGACAACCCATTTTCTAACATTGGTGAACTCCTTATTTTTCATACAAGTCATAAGTTGTTTTATATTTACATCACTTAAATTTACCAGTATTCCAGCATCAATAGTACCTGATACTGAATACCTTTGTAATTCATTTAAAGTTCTACGCCAGTCTGGAAAATGTGTTTTAATAACTTCGGCAACAACTCTTTTATCATATTTGATTTCTTCTGTATCAAGTATACTTATAAGTCTCTTCATAAACTCAGAAGAAAGATTCTGTTTCTCAGATTTAGGAATAGAAAACTCAACTACACTACAACGAGAATGTAATGGTTCAATCAAACGATTCTTATAATTACAAGTAAGAATAAATCCACAGTTTTTATGAAACTCTTCCATGAAACCCCGTAAGGCTGGTTGAGTAGATTGTGGATTTAGATAGTCTGCCTCATCAAGTATTAGATACTTTCTGCCACCTTCAAGTGATACAGTAGAAGCAAAGTTTTTAATTTTGGTTCTAAGTACATCAATACCTGACTCCTCAGAACCATTAATCATCATATACGTAGCACCAATCTGATCTAGCATTGCTTTTGCAATTGTAGTCTTACCTACACCAGGCCCTCCTGATAAAATCAGATTGGGTATATGATCACTTTCAACAAACTCAGTGAAAGTGTCTTTTAGATTTTTAGGAAGTATGCACGAGCCTACATCCTTGGGACGATATTCCTCGACCCACAAAAAATTTTCCATAATATAGTTTCCTAACTTTAAGCGGCATAAGAAGATTCTGGTTCCAGAGCAATAAAATACTCTATATCAATATTAGTATTACTAAATTTACTAATATTTTTTGAAGAAACTTCAACCCCATAAGAGCCAGGAATTAGTTTTAGATTTTCAACCTTGAACCAGAATTTATATTTTACATCACTGTCTGGTACATCTAATTCAGTTGCATAATCATTTGCAGTTGTATTCTTTTTATCAGTAACTCTAAGTTTACCATTTTCAAGAACCATATCAGGAGCTCCAATAACGGATGCAGCTCTTGTTATTTCTGCAAGAGTATCACTAGAGAAATCAAACTTAACTTCATTTGATGGCATAGTAATATCTTTGTTTGGTGTAGTGACTACAGATGGGTCAGAGTACCAATACTTTAAAGATTTAGAAGAACCTTCTTCTGTGATAACAACAAAATCATTTTGGAAATCTAAATCTGGAGTTCCAAATAAAGATAGTGCAGAAAGAAATTCATTGAGATCATATATTGCAAATTCTTTTGTAAAGGATTCCTCTACCTTTGCTTTAGCAACAATGTTCTTCATTGCTGACATGGTAGCAATATCACTACCTTCCTTAATTACAAGGTTTTGGTTTATGGTTGAGAAATTCTTCAACACATTTATTGTTTGATTACTTAGTTTCATTTTTCACTTTCTCCATTGTATCGTGATTATGTAAAGCTATAATACCATAGTGAATTACTTTTAGCAAGTCCCTTTTATTATAACCATCTTTTTTTCCATATCGTTGTGCGTATTTCATGATGTTACCGATACAGAAACCTTCACCATGTCCACCGTCTATAATGAACTCTGTAGCCTGAAACTGGTTCGTGCTATAGTGTTCATCATAAGTTGAGTCGATGTATTCTTTCAATTCAGACAAAGCTTTGTCTTCATTATATTTGTAGTCTATTTTAGTTATTGTTTTTCTCCATTTAGTTTATCCTCTAGATTAAGACTAACTTTCATATCTGGATTGTCTTTCATTTGAGTAATAACTTTTGCATACTCAGTAGTATAATAATTATGTGCGCCAACAACATCTACATAATTAAACCAACCAGTAATAATAATTTTAGTTTGTGTTGGGGATATTATACCTCTATGTGTATGTGTAAAATCAGTAGGCCAGATAACAGTTAGTCCCTTCTTAGGTTCAATTTTTCTTTCTTGATACAACCATTCTGTTTCACCACCATCTGTCACATCATTTAAGTATGTCATGAAAGCTAATGCTCTCTGATTAGATTGATGCATACCTCTTTCACAATGCCACTTAGGAAATCCTTCGCCTGGTTCATAATATTGAATATTACAACCTTCTGCAAAACCAACTGGATACATAAAAGCATCAAATGTTTCTTTATAACTTCCTAGGCATTGATTTATAAATGTCATATAAGTTACTACAGATTCATTTGAAGAGTTAGGATAAATTGTAACGTCTGTAGATGTCTTAGAGTCAGGTTTTAGCCCTCCACTAACCATACCTTTTTGCTTATACTCACTACTATTATGATAATAATCAACTAAATCATCACAAAGAGTTGTATCAAGCATTTGCATAGTGTGAATAAAATCAGTCATCATCTAACTTCACATAAATTGTAATTCCACCAAAAACGCCAGAATAAATTTCAGCTCTATTAAAATCTTTAGGAATCATCTCAACAAAACTAGAGTACTCTGCTGGAGTCATCATTTTTTCTAATTCACTCTGAGACTCAATAACATTCCAATTCATACCAAGAGAACGGCGTTCACCATTACCATAAAATGGCATAACTTGATGATGCAACCATTTAGGAAAAATCCACATAGTACCAATTTCAGGTTGTACATATTCTTCAGCAGGCATTTTTAATCTATACAAATCTGATCTAGAACCTAAACCCCAGAGTATATGATTCCAACCATCATATTGACCTTCAGTTGTATTGAAATTTACTTTATGCTTGCCACGATTTAGTTGACGTTCTAACATTTCGTCTGGTAATTTTAACCACATAAAACCAGACAAACCAGCATATGTTGGTGTACTATGTTCGTGTAGTGGATTATAATCACCACCATAACAATGATTACTCCAAACAGTATAACAATCTGCATAAGATTGTTTCTTGTAACCACTATTTAAATATGATGTTCCAGCAGAATTTAAAATTGTTTTGAATTGAGAACCAACTGATGTAGTTAAATCCATTTCAAGTTGAGCTGATCTTTTGTCTTGTCTAAACTGACCGACAAGTTTACTCTGATTTGAATTAGAATTAGTAATTGATACTTCATCAATCTCTTTATTAAGTTGGTCTACGACAGACTTATCAAATTTAATTTTAGCAACAAAATGATTAATTACTGGGTCAACAGTCATTTGCATTTTACCATCACTATCTATACCCAGCAATGGTTGTACTGTATTTTCTTCGCTCATAATATCTCCTTCATTATATTATCATAATATAGGAAAAGGGACTAAAAGTAAAGTCCCTTTTCCATTTTATTTTCCTATATGACCCCACAGGGTCAAAGAGGGATTATTAGGGTTATTATAATAAAATTCATATTAATTAACCTTAATTATACGCGGCTTCTTTTCCTCTGGAACAATACGTTCAAGATCAATCCTGAGCATACCATTTTCAAGAGAAGCTTCATTCACAACAATGTCATCTGCAAGAGTAAATTTTCGATTGAACTTACGATAAGAAATACCACGATGTAATGTTTCTTCACTTTCTTCATTCTCTTTTGTTGAACGAATAGTAAGTGTACCATCTGCTACTTCAATTTCAATATCCTTTTTAGAGAATCCAGCCAAGGCCATCTCAATGACATAAGTTAAGTCACCTCCTTTAGATATGTTATATGGTGGAAACCCTGTAGACGTTACATTGTTTGAAACATAACTGTTTAGATGTTCAAACATTTTATCGTAACCTACAGCATAGGGTGTTAGTTGATTGAAATTGTCAAATAGACTTAGTGCTTTATTTGTAACCATTAGTTATCTCCTTTTAAGCAAGATTATGGGTAGAACCCTTTACGGCATTCTACAGTTAAATGTAAGTTTTTTTGGTCTGTCTCTAAGAGCCCTGACCGAACAGTAAAAACTTACTAAAACTCTGTATTTCTAGGACTTATGAATTGCCTAGTATATACTATATATAAGGGATTGAGTAGTAAAAGTCAATCCCCTTTTGTTTTTTTTATTTAGAACGGACTTTCATCATCTTCCTCAGAAGTATCTTCTATCAAAGAATCTTCTTCTTCTTCTTCAATACTGATTCCAGCATCAATCTTAGTATACAAATCCATGAAAGACATTTTGGTATCTTCATCAAAACGTGCAACACACAATTCGATAGACTGTAACTTGTCACCAAAGATTGCAAACGCTTTCACGATGTGATCTAGTCGGCGAGTAGAGATAACTTCATCAACTCCACCATCAAAGAAAGTCTTACGAATAACTTCAGCCCAAGTGACTAAGTTATCTGCAAACTCTTTATCAACAGCACCATACTTTTTCATGGAACCAATAACAATCTTTTTCTCAGTTACGGCAGCAGGATAAGGTTGTTCGATAGTGATCGCAAATCTTTCTAAGAACGCTTCGTTAAGAATGTTGGTTCCGATAAAACGTCCATCTTCTGAACCTTTACCTTTAGTATTGGCAGTCGCCATTACGTTGAAACCTTCTTTCGCAGAAATCCACTTGTTGATCTTTTTCAAGAACACACCTTTACCTTCAAGGACAGGCTGTAATGCAAGTAACTTGTTTGAACCAAGGTCACACTCATCAAGCAACAACGTGCAACCACGTTCCATTGCTTCGATGACGGGGCCTGGAACAAACTTAGTTTCTCCATTAACCAAACGAAAACCACCGAGCAGATCATCTTCATCAGTCTCAATAGTTATATTGATTCGGATCAACTCTTTTTTCAACTCAGCGTGTAACTGTTCGATCATAAGAGTTTTACCATTACCAGATAAACCAGTAACAAATACAGGATAAAACATTCCAGATTTGATAATCTTTTTGAGATTACCATAGTTCCCCCAAGGAACAAAACCTTCAAAGACTGCTGGAACTAAATCTTGTTTTTCCATATTAGTCGCAACCAAATTCATAACAACATTTTCAGATGGAGCATCTGTAGTAGTCGTAGATACAGGAGCGTTCTCACTAGGAAGTTCAAATTTATTATAACCTATTTTACAAGAACCCCAAAACCAAGTAGGATTAGGAATACCAAGTTTTTTAGAAACTTCGATACTTTCTGATTTAGAAATAACTGAACCAATACCAAACATTTCGGTGGCGGTATCAACAAATAACTTTTTGCGTGGAGATAAATACATAATATAACTTTCCTTTTTCAATTTTAAAACTCTTTGTTCTCTCATCTTATATCTTAAGCTAACATACTCTATAGAGTTTGTCAACAGTAAAGTGCATAGTTGATGTCGATTTATTAGTTTTTATCGTAAAGTGTGACAAATATGTCACAGGGCGTGATTGATAGTAATTTTTGCATTATGCCACCAACT